GGTTCCTTCAACTTGTACGTGGCAGGCGTAATTTGATTGACTATTACGAGAATACGGGTAAATTTGTAAAACATTACGCCACGATTCTCGATGGAAAGGGTTATAATTACGGGAAGGTCATCCTCCCGCACGATGGTAAGGCCAGGAGCAAAGTCTCTGGTGAGAGTTATGCGAAGGCTTTGAGGGACTTGGAATATAGTGTTTACGTAAATCCTCGCATAGTATCTAAAGATGTTGGAATTAATGTTACCGCCGATACCATCCCCTCATTTTATATAGACGAAGATAAGTGTAAGGATGGTATCGAGGCCATCGACCATTATCGAAGGGAATACGATGAAGAGAATCGTATTTACCGCCAGGTTCCTTTACATGATTGGGCTTCACATCCGTGTGACTCCTTAAAAGAGATGTGTCAGGCATTAAAATCCGGCATATTAAGTAGTGCCGGCTCTGTTTCTCTCAGTCAGATTAATAAGTGGTCGAAAGAATATTCGAGGACAGGATAAGTGCGGAAATTTGAAATACTTAAAACGACTGAGCCACTAACAGAAGGTAAAATAGACCCTATCGCCCAGATGTGTATGGACATTGAAAATGATTGTCATTCTAATACTTCTGCTGTTTACGGAGGAATAGGTTGTGGTATGAAAATTACTAACATTGAGAAGGAAAATAATGCCGAATGATGTATCTACAAAATCTGAATTTCACGACGTCTATGAAGTAAACGATACTGCATGGAAGCCATTTAACGAGCAGGCTTGCCTCGACAATGACTTTGCCTTAAAAGCCCAGCATTCATGGGATGAAATGCAGCGAGCCGACCATCAAGGCAGATTACTGCACACTATCGACAAGATAGGCCGTCAGATAAATCTCTTACACGGATACGAGGTACGGAACAGACATATCTTAAAGATTTCTCCTCAAGGCAATTTCGACCCTTCCGAAGACCGTGCCTGCGACCAGCATACGGGTGTCATAATGAGCTTAATGGCTCGTCATGGTGGCTATAAGATAATGAGCGATGCGTTTAGGTGGGGTATTTTAGCGCAGGGTTCTAACCTCGTAGAGTCGTGGCGTGACCGTAACGGCTTAATCCAATACGGACGTTTAGGCTGGAACCAATTCTTACTCGACCACGGTCTTACTAAAGACGATTTAAGTGACTGTCAGGACATTATAACCGGTCAGTGGATTTCAGAAGATAAGGCCAAGATGTTAGTCCCTACGAGAGCCGATGAGATAGAAAAAATACAACCTTTGACCCATACGAGCCACTGGCCTTTCCAAGGCGCTCCTGAACAGATGAATAAGGCCGGTAAGAGGATGTTCGAGCAGTGGTGGCATCGCACTACCGAGGAGGTAGATGTAGTTCAGCACAGATTTACCGGTAAGAAGGTAACTTTCGAGGAATTTACTAAGGTCAGCGCTAATGGTGATAAGCAGTTAGCGGACAGGATTATAGCCGAATTTCGAGCACCTAACGGTATTAATATACTAATAAAGTTCCGTGATATTAAGGACAAAATCAGACTGACGATATTCATAGACGACGAGTTTTTGTGGGAAGGTGACAACCCTACGAAGATGAGAGACTACAATTATACCTGGTTTCACGGTATGTGGTGTCCTGAATGCCCACGAACAGAACTCAAGTTACAGTCTTACGTTCGTGGTCAGAGAGACCCGCAGAGAATGTACAATCGCAAAATCAATCAGGCGATGGACATTATAGAAAGTCAGCTTCAGGGTGTGCGGATAACCCGAAGTAAATACTTAATGAACCCTAAAGATGCTTATAAGAGTGGTCAGGGTATAAATCTTCAAGTTGACGAGAATACGCCCGATGATGTACTTTTGGCTGAGATATTCAGACAGATGCCGGCGTCTGATGTTCCTCAATCTGTATTTACTATGTTAGCTTTAATAGACAAAGACCAGACTGAGTCAGGTGGTCTCAATCAGGACATATTCGGTATAGACGATAAGAACATAGAAGTCTCCGGTGTATTAGCTAAATTTCGTACCGGTCAGGCACTCACCGGTCAGGGATGGCTTTTCGATAATCTTAATACGTCAAAGGCTGATTTCGGTCGAAAGCAGGTTCAATTAGTACAATTAAACTATGACCCACGAAGGGTTACGGAGATACTTAACGAGGAACCTGTCCCAGGTTTTTACGATGACAACTTAACCCGTTTCGATTGCGCACCTACGGAAGGGTTACTGACAGATAGCCAGCAGAATCTATATTATCAGGAATTAAAGACCTTGAAGAAAGAGTTCCCAGAGGAGTTTGCCGGTATTATCACGCCTGAAATGTTAGTCAAATCTGCTCCGATGCAGTTTAAGGTTCCGACTTTACAGGCGATTAAAGCCGCTGCCGAGCAGAGGAAGCAGTTACAGCAGCAGCAGATACGCGCACAGCAGGTAACTGAACAATTGACCCAGGGATTAACAGCGGTGCAGATTTCGCAGGCTCAAGAGAATATTGCAGATGCTCAAGTCAAACGAAGTGAAGTTCCTTTGAATCAGGCTAAAACTATTAGCGAGATAAATAAGAACGAATCTGGCCCTGTAGTAGCGTTAATTAAAGAACAGGTACGATTACAAATTGCACAGGAAAAACAAAAACAATTAACAAATAGTCAACCTTAAAAAGAAAAGGAAAAAATAATGCAAAGAAAAATTTTGGAGTTATTGAGACAGATATGGAAAATTACACCAGAAGAGAGTTTGTTGACAATAATAGGCAGTTGCTTTGCTGATGATATTGAACTTTATTATGTTAGTGATGAAGACCTAAAAGACAACTTAGAGGCATTGCTTTTAATTGAACAGAGACGAATGGAGAGGAGAAATAATGCCAGTACACACAAAAACTGAAAGAAAGAAAAACAAATCTGCTCGAAAACAGTTAAGGAAATCAGCAAGATTCAAAAGGAAGAAATAATGGTAGCTATAGTAAAACATAAGATATATACTGATATGTCTCAGGCTGAAGAATTTGCAGAAGACTTCAAGAATGAACTTAGAGGTATGCTGGAACAGGTTGCTAAGGACTATAAATGCAATGTGGAAGACTTGAAATTTACGGTCAATAACTTAGGCGTTGTCAATATCCAGAGTATGACACCATTAGAGCGAAATATGATAGAGGCAGAACGTCAACATAAGAAACAAGTAAACATTATTCGCAAAATTAAAGGGTTGTCTAATGGCTAAAGTATTAGATGTAAAAATTGACCCTGATATCGAGCTTGACGAAACTAAGATTAAGGGTATGCCATATGACCTTAAACAGCATTTGCTCATTACGATGACGATAGCGATGGATAGATATGACTGTGACTGGCGAGCCTTAACGTGGCGAGTCAAGTATAACACCGAAGGACTGCCCGTTATAAGTGTAAAGAAGAAGGAATTATGATATTAACAAAAGAACAGGAAGAGCTTATTGTGAAAGCTGGTCAATTGCTGAAACGGGCAATGCCTGATGAAAATTTGCAATTTTGTTTTAATCTCGCTTGCGGTCATAGTAATGTAAACTATAACATTAAGCAAAGCGGAATAATTAAACCTTTAAGAAAGGAATATGAAAAATGAAAGCAATTGAAATCATAGCAATAGTAGTGATATTAGCTTTGTTATCATTTTGGCTTTGTGGCTGTAGTGAAGAACAAAGGTTACCCGACGTTAAGCCTTTAAGTGGCTATTTAATCCCAACTCGACAGGACTGGAAAGATACTTACGGCGATACGCCTGAGACGCAGACTGCTTTTAACTTAGCCGTGATACGTTACGACCAGAAACAGATATTCAACTTGATACAGCAGTATCATCCGCCGAATGACCCGAATGTAATTAAAGAAGGAACTGTGCGTTGGGATTACGAAGATAGTGGTGTAATAGAAATCTATGCTGGAAATAAATGGGTAGGACGGCCGAATGACCCGAATGTAATTAAAGAAGGAACTGTGATTGAAAAACTTCGTGTACATAAAGACGCAGACTCTACATATGGATGGCGATTAGATATGAATAACAAAATCAATGAAATAATTGACAGGATAAATAACTTAAATGATTTGTAGAACCAAAAAGCTTTTTACGTTGAATCGATTATTAACTAAAAATGAGAAAGCTGCATTATCATGGCTTGAAATCAGGCAGAAACCTGTATGGCAGAAAATGCAAGATAATGTTCTTCTTGTAGGTCGACATTACAAACATATAGCTTGTTTTGTAAGCAAAACGGCGCTCGGTAGATGGTGGTTTGATTGTAGGCGTTTTAGGTTTTGGTGTAAATTGAATGATTGGGATAATAAATGTTTCAGGTCAAGAGATTGGTTCAGAAAGAAGGAAGATAGTAGAAGTAAATAAAAAAGACAATTAAATATGGATACTTCTGACCCATTGAATAGACCAATGATTAAAAAATTACTGCAAGAACTTGCTATGGATGGAATATCAATAGAGGATTTTATAACTGCATGGAGAAAAAAATGGCATTTAGTTTGGGATAAATGGATGAGTCAGTTTTCTGACAATTAAATAAGTACCTATA